ATGGAGGAATTATTCTGGTTTATCCGCAGGTACTTAGAGCTGACTGAAGCCAGCAGTTATCCAGATTGCGAGATTGATGTAACCTTTAACAGGGACATTGCCATTAATGAGAGCCAGGCTATTATGGATTGCGCTGCATCGAAAGGTATTATCTCTGATGAAACCATTATCAAAAACCATCCATGGGTAGAAGATGCCACGGAAGAACTTGCCCTCTTAAACGCCCAGCGGGAAGCTGAGAAGGCCGAACTATCGGATATGTTTCCCAAGCAGGTCCAGGGCGGTGATGAGTGATGGGATATTGGGAAGAACGCCAGGAGGATATGTACAAGGCCGGCGAGATGAAGGTAAACCAATATTTTTCCAGACTGGAAAAAGCCTTTAACCAGACGCGCAGGGAGCTTCAGAAGACCATTGACGCGTTTTATTTTCGGTATGCCGAAGAGAATGGTCTGTCTTACGCTTTGGCTCAGAAGAAGCTGGACGCGGCAGAACTGGGAGAACTAAAGGACTATATTGACTTGGTTATGCAGAATATTGGCAGATACAATCAGCAGGTCAATAATATGTCTATTAAGGCCAGAATCACACGCTATCAGGCACTGGAAGCACAGATAGATGCCATGCTCCGGCAGCTGTATGCTATTGATTATCAGGCAGAAGCAGAAAAGACCATGCAGGAGGTCTACGAGGATACCTACTACCGCACTTGGTATAGTGTAGACCAGCACCATGGAGTGCATATGGCATTCGCTCAGGTAGATCCTATGGTTGTGGAAACGCTCTTGGGGTACCCGTTTAACGGCGCCGCATTTTCTACGCGTTTGTGGAAACAGAAAGACCATCTGCAAGCTCAGCTGATGGAAGCAGTCACAACCATGATGATACAAGGAAAACATCCGTCTACGCTGGCGAAAGACTTTGCCAAGAAGATGAATTCCAAAAAGTTTGATGCTTACCGGCTTCTGCATACGGAAAGTTCCTTTCTGATGAGCGAGGCTGCTCATGCCGGATATAAAGAGGACGGCGTGGAGAAGTATGAGATTCTGGCCACACTTGACAGCAAGACCTGCGGCGTCTGTGGAGATCTGGATGGAAAATTGTACGAGGTTGGAAAAGAAGTGGTAGGCGTAAATATGCCGCCGTTCCATCCACTGTGCCGGTGTACGACGGTCCCGTATTATGATGACACGCCCACCGAGGATTTAACCAGAGTAGCAAGAGACCCAGAAACAGGAAAAACCTATGAAGTGCCGGCAGATATGACGTGGAAAGAGTGGCGCGAAAAATACATCAATAACAAAGAAGATCAATCTGATATATTTAGAGAATTGAAAAGGGGAGTAGAGAAAATTACAGATCATGATCCGGTCAGTATATTCAATTTAAAATCAGAGTATCGGAATGACCTGCCTACAAATGCGAAAGATTTTGTAAAAAGACATCATGCAGATATTGTATTTATCAATGAACGTGCAGCTGGAAACAGGGAAGGAGCACAAGGAATACGGGTCAATCTAAAAAAGGATTCGGTAAATGAGCGAGGTAGGTGGTGCGCAACTTTTCACGAGATAGGGCATCGAGTGGACCGGCTGGCAGGAAGACCATCTGAAATGCCTAGCTTTGAACAGGCATTAAAAAATGATTTTGATAATCTTGTAAAGGGATACCAAAAGTTATATAATATAAATAAAATTGCCGCATATGCAGAAATTAGTGAAGCGGTTAGAGGCGCGGAGTTCCACTCCATTTCAGATTTGTTTGGTGGTATGAGTGATAATCAGTGCGTAGGTGATTATTTGCATAAGAAGCAGGGATATTGGAAGAAACCTAATAGACTTGGACATGAAGCATTTGCACACTTTTTTGAAGCTTATAGTAGAGGAGACACCAGAAAGACTGATATTTTGAGAGAAACATTCCCAGGTGCATATAGGATGTTTGAAAAAATGATGGAGGAATTGAAATGATACCGAATTATTTGAAAAAAGAAAACCGTAAAGCTCCAGATGAGTTAGATTTACGGTTTCGTGATGCAATTAGAAGGTACCATGAACATTTTAAAAACGATGGGCTAATAACGGAATCCTCTTCCATGAACCGTGAGGAATGGATAAAAACGATAGAAGAGTGTATTAAAAAAAATATAACTATATGGGAAGCACTTGGAGAAGAATACGATTCAGATTGTGATTATTGACGCCACCAGCCAGAAATGGCCGGTGGTATTTTTGTAGCCCAAATTAAGGAGGAGCCATAATGGGAAGTCAGGAATTTTTAAACATTTGTAAGACAAAGGTGGCAGAGTATCATAACCAGAAAAAGGATAAGACCGATTCGACACCAACTATGTTGATGGAAGATGTGTTCGTGGTCTGGTATAGCAAGAGCCTCCAAAATCACAAGGCTTTGCTTAGTACGCCCATATCTGACGGTATGTACTATGAGCTGACCTACAACGGCGACAAAAGT